TATAAAGCTCTCTCCAACATGTCCGAACGCCTAGACTACAGCGGGGATGCCAAGAAGAAGGTATTCCGTGACTCGTTAGTTGAGAACGTACTCGACATGGTAGAACTGCTTAACGTGTGTAATGTATCAGGTGACAGCCAGATGTCCGCGATGGCACTCAAGTTGGAGGATGCGCTACGCGGTGTAACGCCCGATGGACTACGTAACAACGAGACATTCCGTGCCGAAACAAAACGGGTAGTGGATGACGCTATCAAATCACTACCATCACTAGACCAATAACCAAAACCCAAACTGTATACATATGTATACAAAACAACCAAAGAGACTAAGTAAAATTATGAATACACAACAAATGTACGCCTTATCACTAGACCAAATCGCTACCGCTATCGCAACGGTTGGACATCAACGCACCGTACTCGTACAAGGTCACATGGGTACAGGTAAGACATCGATACTCAAGATGTTAGCCGCCATGTTCCCTGATCACGTGCCATGTCACTTCGACTGCACGACCAAAGACTTGGGTGACATCAGCATACCATCGCTCAATACCGACGAGGGGTTCGTGAAATACCTGCCCAACGAGGAACTTGGTATACATCATGGCAAGCCGATCATACTAATGGTTGATGAATTCGGTAAGGCTAACCCCGCAGTCAAGAACGCGTTACTACGTGTTATGTTGGAGCGCAAGATCAGTGGGTACGAGTTACACCCTGATAGCATCGTGTTTGCTACGACTAACCTAGGTGCAGAGGGTGTAGGCGATCTGTTGCCACCACACGCACGTAATCGCATCACTGTAATCACCGTACGTAAGTCTACTAGCGAGGAGTTCATAGTATGGGGACTCAACAACGACGTAGATCATAGCGTGTTAGGTTTCGTACGTGAGTTCCCGCATGTGTTGCAGGGCTTCGAGGATGTGAAAAACCCCGACGATAACCCGTATATATTTCACCCCAAGGCACAACGTGCCGCGTTTATCACCCCGAGATCACTGGAAGCGTCGAGCGACATACTCAAGTTACGTCACCTGTATGACGATCACACCCTGACAGCTTTACTGGTAGGTACTATAGGGGATCGTGGCGGCTTGGATATTATGACGTATGTCAAGATGGCCGACCAACTACCATCGCTACAATCTATTAAGGATGACCCACACAATGCCAAAGTACCCGAGTCAGCGTCCGCAGTATGTATGACTGTGTTCCGCGCACTGGGTGCTATGGAGCGTAACTGGGTAGATGCGTGGGTGACATACATGCAGCGTCTAAACAAGGAAGCACAGGGATTGTTCGCCAATGGCGCACGTGTTCCTACGTATAAGCATCGCAACATCGTTATGCAGAGCGCCAAGTTCACTACGTGGGCTAGGGAAAACAACTACATGTTTGCAGCAGACCAGTAAAGGAGAAGACAATGCTAACGCTAGGTAAAAAACTAAACGCAGAGGAGCGACTGTCCAAAGCAGTCGTAGCAATAATGGGGCATCCTAGATACATGGCGCTATCCGGTGTACTGATGATAGGTGAGAAGACTATCGAGGAGAATGTACCAACGGCATGCACTAACGGACGTGATGTGATGTTTGGGCGTGAGATGGTAGACGCGCTCGCAGACTCAGAACTACGGTTCGTGGTGCTACATGAGGATGAGGGACACAAGCTACACAAGCACCTCACCATATGGCGGTGGATGTTTGACATTGACCCCCATGTGGCGAACATGGCATGCGACTACTTCATTAATATACGGATAGTTGATGACAACAGGCTTGATGGTTTCGCCACAATGCCTACCGGTAAGTACCAAGGCCTGTATGATGAGCGGTTCCGTGGTATGGATAGCGCCCAGATATTCCGTATCCTGCTTAAAGAAAAAGAACAGGAGCAAGAGTATGGCGGAGAAAATTCCATACGTGATGAAGGACAGGATAACGAGTCAGGTGGTGATGACGGACAGGAGTGTTCTAGTACCACTGGTACACAAAACACCGCAATAGGTAGTGAAGGAGGTTTCGACGAACACGATTGGGAAGGTGCCCAAGCTCTGTCCGATGAGGAACAACGCGAGTTAGCACGCGACATCGATGAAGCTATACGTCAGGGTGCTATGGCCTCGGGCAAGCTAGGTGGTACTGGCAGTCGTGGCATAGATGAGTTACTACAACCCCAAGTTGATTGGCGTGAGGTACTGCGTGAGTTCGTACAAACAACGTGTTCCGGTAATGACTACTCAACATACGCACGCCCCAACCGTAGGCTTATGAGTCAGGGTATCATCATGCCATCTGGTATCAGCGAGCAAGTTGATGAGCTAGTACTTGCTATTGATACGTCAGGTTCTATTGAGCAACCAGAGTTGACTATGTTCCTGTCTGAAGTCAAGGGTGTATGCGACACAGTAAAACCTAACAAGGTACGTATACTGTATTGGGGTAGTCGTGTCGTTGGCGATGAACCATATAGCATGCACGAGCTAGACGATTTGGTCAGGTCTACTAAACCAAAGCACGGTGGTGGCACTGAAGTAAACTGTGTGACACAGTATATGGCTGACGAGGGTATCAAGCCGCAAGCCTGTATCGTACTAACGGATGGTCACTTGTTTGGTGATTGGGGTAAGTGGACATGTCCCGTCCTTTGGGCAATACTGGATAACCGTGGAGCAGTACCCGATAACGGTAAGGCTGTACATATCAAAAAGGAGGACATGTAGCATGGAGTATCAACACGCGTTGCAGTTAATGGAGGAGACTGTAGCGCACAGGGTGTTGCAGTTAAGGGGACGTGCCAAAGAGCAGGACACACTCGAAGCACGTAGAGCAATGGAACGACGCGCACAAGAAGTACAAGACGCGTTCGACAAAGTAAGAAACGGATAAACAAATAACTGTATACATATGTATACAAAACTCGGAGTAACATCATGGCTATGTACAATTATCAGCTACACAATTTCACGTTAGTGGAACAGTTATACAACACCGTCAAACCAATTAGGGGTACTGACATAGTACCTTTAGGTGACCGGAGACGTCAGCACGAACGCATCATCAAGATATCACCAACCTGTTACGCGTTATCAGACGTGGGTAGATTCCACGACGAAACAGTAAATAAGTACGCGGTGGTATGGAAGCGCAACGCCGATGGCACTGACACGGTGGAGTTCAGGAACGGTAACGGTGATTGGCCGCATAATGGTAGGTATTCATTCCTTCAACGGTGCATGCCTTACAACCTGCGTTTCGTAATAGACGGCGGCAAGCAGTTCATACGACAGGATATTCAACGGTACTACTTACCCAAGGATAGCGATAAAGAAGTGGCGTTTACATCCGGCGTTCGCAAAGCAGACGGACGGGGTAGTGAGTGGACAATATCTAGTAAACCACACCCTCACCCTGTCACACGTGTACGTGTTAACAAGGAGGAAAAGGCAGAATACAAAACCTACATCAATGACTACCTACACTGGGCTTGGGCTATGACACCTTTGATCGAGGGCACTATGACTCAAGAGTCTAACAGGATCGCTAGTCACGCCGAGCAAGTTATGTTTCTCTCAAGGGGCATGGCAGCAAGTGAACAGGGGGATAGCGAATTCCGATGTATGTTAAAAGATGAACAGCACCCGCAACGTACGGAGATGCTACATGCATTCTTGGTGGACTTGGCAGCTAGTTTTAATAATATGTACTGGGGTGATAATAACTTCTCAGTTAGTAACACTGCCCTAACAAGTAATCCTAAGTTGTTCCGCACCAAGTTCAACACGTGGATCAACGCTATGGGCGACTTCAATGAAACGTTTGTAGAATACGTGGAGGTGAATTGATATGGCAGCTTCTAATATATACGATAAACATGGCAGATACGAAGCGTACCCTGTAGCTGAGGCAGCGGCGGTAGGTATTGAAGAGTCAGAGTTAGCAGGTATTCAGAACGCGCACATTGCGCGTGGCGAGTTGAATTGGTTTATGCAGGAGATAAAGAAAGCCTTTAGGGGATGTGAGATACGCTCTAGTAGTAGTGATGAATCGAGTTGTGTGTATCACGTTTACATGCCTGAAGACGAGTACACTATGGGGTGGATAGATATTTTCTTGGACTACTCTCCTCGACACTCGGGGGAAGAGATAACATACACCGTGTACAGCAGAGATATACGCAACAACAAGTTTGACAGTAATTCATCAGGGTTCCGTAAAAAACATACCATCCGTAGAAGTACTGCGTTAAAGAATGCTAAGAGGTATTTACGTAGGTTCTCACATACGGAAGTCATTCACGCTAGTATACAAGAGTACAGATCACACATAGCAGAAGCAGACTATAACGCGACCCTAAAACATCAAGATGCGTGGGATGAATTGTTTGGTTCCTATGTAACCTCTGAGCGGCAATCCAAATGCGCCCCACTACTGAACGAGTTGTATCTGCTACTAGACTCTGGACATACATTCATGGACGCGTCATTAGTTTCTAACTTAACGAGCTTACGCAGTAACAAGGAAATACTGGAGCAATCCCTTATCGACAGTGAACTACCTGTGTACGGCATACGTGTACGAGAAAGGATGGGCCAACAGGTGTTCGATGTATGCTTTGTAGAAGACGCACACAAGATAAGGAAAGGCGAAGACCTTAGTAAGCTATCGTGGGACACTCATATGCACGATGAGACCTTACCAGAAGGAGTGATAGGTAGACTGTCTACTCTGGCAATATGTGAAAAGGGTACCTACGTACCACAGGTCGGGTATCGCCATAGCGAGTCGGTGTTCTATGTCACGAAATAATATTACATGGGACGTTCCAACGAGTATGCCCAACACTTACCGCGTAGTATTACTGGAGCATAAGAATAGTATCGAGGTAACATGTTTAGGTATGAATTGTATTGACTCAGACTGTGAGGGGATATATGATTTGAGTGATGGGGTCTATGGGATACCGCAATGGCTTGAGGAGAAGTTATCGGTACTCATGCTATGTGATCCCACACTACCGTTCAACAGCGTACCTATAGATGATGTCGGTGTGCGTATTGACGAGCATACGTTCTGGGTAGAGCGGTGATGAACTGGTATCAGATGGAGGCGTGCCTATGGCTATGACACCGGAAGGGAAGGTAAAGAAGAAGATAGTTGAGCAGCTAAAGGGGTTAGGGTGTTATTACTTTTTCCCCGCTACTGGAGGGTACGGTAAGAGCGGAGTACCTGACATAGTGGGCTGCTACAAGGGGAAATTCTTTGGTATTGAATGTAAGGCGGGTAAGAACAAGCCAACACCTTTACAGGAACTGAACCTAAGACAGATAAGCGACGCGTACGGACTAGCGTACGTAGTTAACGAAACCAACATGAATGATATAGAACAACTACTCGGAGCTAAGTTATGAACACTACACAAACGACAACAGAGGCGTGGGAAAGGATACAGGCTGAAGTACCCGCGCTAGAGGTGGCAGAAAGGGCCGATGCCATAAACCCAGACCACTACAAGACAGGCAACGTCGAATGCATTGATGCCATAGAAGAAGCTATGAGTGCTGAAGCATTCGCAGGGTACTTACAGGGTAACTGCATCAAGTACCTGTGGCGATACAAAACCAAGCATGCTGACAGGCCAGTAGAAGACCTATTGAAAGCTCAGTGGTACCTAAACAAGTTAATAGAAGGTTGTGAGTTTGGAGAAAAATGGACTTAATAACGGTTGACTTGGAAACGTATTATGACAGAGATTTCTCTCTGCGTAAGATGACAACAGAATCATATATCCGCGACCGTCGTTTTGAGGTTATAGGTATAGGGGTAAAGGTGAACAATGAAGGGACGGAGTGGGCTAGTGGAACACATGAAGAACTTAAACAGTACCTACATACATTCGATTGGGAGAATTCTGTTCTCCTTTGCCACAACACTATGTTTGATGGCGCTATTCTTAGTTGGTTGTTTGATATCCATCCTCGCATTTTTGCCGATACTCTTTGCATTGCCCGCGCTTTACATGGGGTTGAAGTTGGCGGATCGCTGTCTGCACTCGCTAAAAGATATGGAATTGGAGCGAAGGGTACAGAGGTACTAGACGCTATCGGGAAGAACCGTGAAGATTTCACCGCTGAAGAACTAGGCAGGTACGGGGACTACTGCATCAATGATGTTGAGTTAACATATAAGTTGTTTAACATCATGGGTAAAGGGTTCCCGAAAGTAGAGTTACGTATAATAGACTGCACTCTGCGTATGTTCATCGAACCTATACTTGAGTTAGACCTAGGGTTATTAGAGCAACACTTGGAAACCACCAAGCAGATTAAGGAAGACCTGATAGTGTCTTCTGGTGTTACCAAGAAAGAACTTATGAGTAATCCCAAGTTTGCCGAACTGCTAAAGGGGTTAGATGTCGTGCCCCCTATGAAGACTAGCCCAACTACCGGCAAGCAGACTTATGCATTCTCCAAGAACGATGAGCAGTTCAAGGCATTAGAGAGTCACCATGACTCCCGTGTACAGGCTTTGGTTACCTCACGCTTGGGCACAAAAAGTACCCTTGAAGAAACACGCACTGACAGGTTTATAGGTATAGCTAAACGTGGTCTTCTCCCGGTACCTGTAAGATACTACGCGGCGCATACCGGCAGGTGGGGAGGTGATGATAAGATAAACATACAAAACCTACCTAGCCGTGGAGTAAATGGTAAGAAGTTAAAGAACAGTATGCTCGCTCCCGATGGGTATATGATGGTTGACTGCGACTCATCACAGATCGAAGCCCGAGTACTGGCGTGGTTGGCAGAGCAGGATGACTTAGTGTCGGACTTCCGTAACGGCGAAGACGTTTACATAAAGATGTCCTCGAAGGTATACAACGTACCCGAAGAAGACGTTACCAAAGACCAACGTTTTGTAGGTAAAACTACCATACTAGGGTGCGGTTACGGTATGGGGGCAGTGCGGTTTGCCGACCAACTACAGTCGTTCGGTACTACTATGGACAATCACGAAGCACGTAGGGTAGTAGACATATACCGTAGTACCAACTGGAAGATAAGTCACTTCTGGAGGGTGTGTCAGAACATGTTAGTAGAGATGTCACGCGGTGAATCAGGTAGCTTTGGCCCCAACGGTATAATCCAGTACGGTGCAGAGGGGCGTAATGGTTACATACTACTACCCTCTGGCCTGAAGATGCGCTATGACGACTTACAGTACGAGCAGGGCGAACGTGGCCCAGAGTTTAAGTACCGTACGCGGCGCGGGTACACCAGAATATATGGTGGTAAGGTAACGGAGAACATATGCCAAGCGTTAGCAAGGTGTATCATAGGCGATCAGATGTTAGCAGTAGCTAAGAGATACAAGGTAGCTTTAACGGTTCACGATTCCGTGGTATGTTGTGTACCAGAAAACGAGTTAGAAGAAGCAACGCGGTTCATAGAAGAATGCATGGGTACTACTTCTACGTGGGCAGAGGGTTTGCCTATAACATGTGAATCTCACAATGGTAAGTCTTACGGAGAGGCGTCGGATGGGTGATAAGATAACTGATATTAACGAGTTTAGAGAAGGTAAAGGTGATGATGGTACGGAAACCATTCACGGTAATGCGGATATAGAATCACGAATAGCTAGTTTGGATAATAAGACCGAAGGTAACTACATGGCTATCCTCGTTGGTGAAGATGACGATGGCGGGGACGTAATACTAATAATGCAGGTTGAGGCCGAAGGCACCACGCGCCACAAGAACACAATAACCATGAACAAGGACATGTTACACACGCTGATAGATGAGTTGCTTTTAGCGGTGAGCAGGCTAGAGGATAAGGAATCGGAATGAGTGGATATATAATATTATTCCTAGGTACGCGTTACGTGGATGGTACATACATTAACAAAGAAACGGCTGAAGAGGTTATGGAATATTTCGCAGATGAAAAATTTCCTAACTTACAGTTTAAATTAGAGGAGGCACCGAAAGGTTTTGTAGTAACTGATGATGTATTTTGGTCTAGGCATCACGACAGTATAGTTGAACTTGACCACCTCCTGTCTCACCCACGGAGGTTACATTGAGTATTGCACCGTGGTCGTTCTCAAAGATTAAGGCGTTTGAACAGTGTCCTAAGAAGTTCTACCACTTGAAGGTAGTCAAGGACTACAAAGAATCTGAAACAGAAGCTATGCTATACGGCACTGCCGTACACTTGGCAGCAGAAGAGTACATAAGGGACAGCAAAGAGTTACCGCCTGAGTATGGTTACTGTAAAGATGTTTTAGATGCATTAAACAAGATAGAGGGCGAGAAGTTATGTGAGTTAGAGATGGGACTCACTGAGAACCTTGAGCCGTGCGGGTTCCGAGATGATAACGTATGGTGGCGGGGCATTGCTGATTTAGTAATCATGAACAAACACACCAAAACAGCTTACGTGGTAGACTACAAGACCAGTAAAAATACTAGGTATGCAGATAAAGGTCAGTTAGAACTGATGGCTATGAGTATGTTTAAGATGTTCCCCGACCTAGAGAAAGTGAAGGGTGGCTTACTGTTCGTAGTATGTGGTGAGTTGATAAAGGAAGACTACTCCAAGTCTGATGAGCCTAGGCTATGGGAGAAGTGGCTGTCAGATTACAGCCGTATGGAACAAGCATTTAAGAACGATGTGTGGAACGCACATCAAAGTGGATTATGTCGTAGGCACTGTATTGTTACAGAGTGCGTACACAATGGGAGGAACTAATGCGTAAGAAAAGAAAGAAGCAGGTCAACGCCCCTGTGGGTAGTGACACGTTTGAACGTAGGATGGAACGGCAACGCGCCAGACGTAAGATGGACAGAGAAGGTAAAGATGCCAACGGTAACGGTAAGGCTGACAAACGTGAAGGTAAAGACGTTAGCCACAAGAAGGCATTGAGCAAAGGTGGTAGCAACAAAGACGGTGTTACAGTAGAGAATAGCTCTGCTAACCGCAGTAGGAACTATAAGAAAAAGAAGAAAGGCATCTAAAAAGAAGCCTGTATACCACTTAGGCTTTCCATCAGAAGCCTTGACTATGGAAGGCGGGGAGAAATAAGTAAATACGTTGTTGTAAGACGCTTACTTGATGCGTCTATAAATGGTGTTCTTGGTGTAGTGTGTATCCTATCCCAAGGACGTAAAATCGAGTAGTCCAAAGGCTTTTTGTTCTGGCCTATAATGCGGACGTAGCTCCATCCGTGGACGAAGCGGAGCTGTTAAATTTTCTAGTGTGACGTGGACACCCACTTCACGCTATTTCGCGTCGGAGAAATAAATGAAAGTAGTGGATGGTAAGGCGTTATTACTTAGGCTACGTAACCCCGCAAAGGTTACATCGGTAATACCGAAGAGTAAGGAACTGAAGGACAACCAAGTACTTGTTAACTGGGGTATAGAAGAATCGCAAGTACTACGTAACATGAAAATCAACGTGCCATCCCCAATAGAATCCAAATACCAATGGACAGGTAAGTACACGCCGTTCGACCACCAAAAGACCACAGCTAGTTTCTTCACGCTACACCGCAAGGCGTTCTGCTTTAACGAACAAGGCACAGGCAAGACAGCTAGTGCTATATGGGCATCCGACTACCTCATGAAGCAGGGCGTTATACGTCGCGTGTTGGTTATATGTCCGCTATCCATCATGGATTCTGCGTGGAGAGACGATCTGTTTAATTTTGCCATGCATCGTAAGGTAGACGTGGCGTATGGAGATAAGAACAAACGCAAGAAGATAATAGAAAGTGACGCTGAGTACGTGATAATAAATTATGACGGGGTAGAGATTGTAAGGGACGCCGTAGCAGACGGAGGGTTTGACCTTATCATCGTGGACGAGGCTACCCACTATAAGAACCCTCAGACAAAACGATGGAAGACCCTGAACAAACTGGTCGGGCCAAGTACTTGGCTATGGATGATGACAGGTACCCCCGCTGCCCAAAGCCCCACTGATGCCTACGGTATAGCTAAACTCGTTAACCCCAATGGCGTGCCTAGATTCTTTGGTTCGTTCCGCGACCAAGTGATGCGTAAGATTACAAACTTCAAATGGATACCGAAAGAAGATGCCACCACTACAGTACATAGGGTGTTGCAACCGGCCATAAGATTTACTAAAGACGAATGCCTCGACCTACCGCCTATGGTGTATACCAAGAGAGAAGTGGCTCTCACCAGACAACAGATAAAGTACTACAAAGAATTGAAAAACAAGATGGTGATGGAGGCCGCAGGAGAACAAGTTACTGCGGTTAACGCGGCGGTTAACATGAACAAGTTACTGCAAATATCAGCAGGTGCTGTGTACACCGACAAGGGAGATGCAGTTGAATTCGACATATCCCCCCGCTACAAGGTATTACGGGAAGTAATAGATGAATCCAGTAAGAAGGTATTAGTATTCGTACCATTCAAGCATACCATCGACATGCTCACCACAAAACTACGAGAAGATGACATACCTACAGAAGTTATCCGTGGCGATGTGAGCGCAGGTAAACGTACAGAAATATTCAAACGGTTCCAAGAAGCTGATGACCCCCGCGTGTTAGTGATACAACCACAGTCAGCAGCACACGGAGTTACATTGACTGCGGCTAACACGGTAGTGTGGTGGGCACCGACAAGTTCATTAGAGACATACGCCCAAGCTAACGCTCGTGTACACAGGTCAGGACAAGATCACAAATGTACCGTCGTCCAGTTACAGGGTTCGCACGTAGAGAAACGTGTTTACGCATTACTAGATAACAGAATAGACATTCACACAAAAATGGTTGATCTTTACAAAGAAATGCTTGACTAAGATACGATACGGCAGTAGAGTTAATAACTCGCTAGTTAAGCCACGGGCGTTAGGGTGTATGAGAGGGGTTTATGTCTCCTTTCTGGTGTCCCTTGATTACTCTATAACGTTTCTTGAGATCGAGCTTGATGCACTTGAGGCTGAAACGCATCACCATAACTTTAGGAGGTACATTATGGCAGTAAAACTGACTAGGGGTAGTGAGAGGAGTATCACGCCCAAACTTAAATC